AGTTAATTTTACTGATAATTATAGTTCTCCTGACCAAGGTGAATATGATGATAGTTACTTTTTTAATCCTATAAAATATAATAATGTTACTTTTACTACTTCTTCAATAAGTCTTACTAATAGTTATTTTACAAATATAAACTTTAATTCAAAATTAGGTTCTAATATAATATCCCCTGATAACGAAAAATTTGATCTTAACCAAAATGAAGATTTTGCTATATCTTTTAATGTTATTCCTGAAGCCCTTACACAACCTAAAGTAGGCGACTATATACAAGGAGGATTTGTTTTTCATGTAAGTGGTGCTTATGCATATGTCGTAGCAGATGAACCTATAATAAGATTAAATACCCCACAATCAGATAATAATTGGTCTTCTATGAATAATGTTCCCGCAAGTTTTGTACCAGGAACAGATAATACAAATTATACAAATCTTACACCTACCATTAGTGATGGATTTACAGCTACAGATTATTTAATGGGGACAACTACATCTTCACTTGAATTTCGTGATATAGGAGGGGGAGAAACAAATACATTAGCTTGGAAAGCAGCAGAAAATTTTGTACAAGCAAATCAGCCTTTATTTCCTATAGTACAAGCAACATTAGATTATAATTACAATGGTTTTAATGATTGGTGGATACCTAATTATGATGAATGGGAAGAAATAATAGAATCTCTTTACACAGAAAAAGGCTCATTCCCTACAATTTTAGGAAATGATATATCAGATATAGAAGGAAAAGAAGATCTTTTAGGAATTTATCCTCTTCTTAAAGGGGAAGGAGAATTATCAACTGTATCTCCTAATGATAGTTTTAAGGTACCCTTAAGTAATAACCACCCAACAGATTCAGATAATATATTAGGAGTAAGTCCTTTTATAGATATATTACATTCTAACTGGACATCTACACCTGGAGAAAGACAACATTCTCCCGTTAATATTCCTATTTTTGATAATTCAACATCAAATTATGTAATATGGCCTGTTAGAAAATTTAGTATTGGAGAAACATTAGACAATAAACAACGTCATATAATTTCTAAAAGTACTACAAAAACAACAATTTTAACCCCTATTGAGGGACAAGCCCAATTATTAAAAACTAATGTAGAAGGATCATCCCAATTTGTGGATATTATGGCTCAACCACAATTTCCTTTTGAAATTTATATGGTTAGTCAATCATTATATTTTGATAGATCAGATGGTGAAATAATATCCTCTTTAAATATTCTAATAACAGGATCTAATAATTTTACAGTAAATAATAATGCCCATATTTTATGTCAAAAGTCAGGATCTGATATGGAAATTTATTTTAATGGTAATTTAATAACATCATCAGTAGATGCCACAATTAAACAAACACAAAATGAAGCTAATATTTATATAGGTTCAAAAGGAATACTTAGTGAAACAGAAGAAACTAACAATACTAATTTTTCTTTCTTTAATGGAAAGTTAGGTAATATTAATATTTTTGAAAATTCTTTTAATGCTGCAACAGTAACAAATATATCTGAAAGTGTAAACGGTTCACCTTACATAGGTAATATGTTTTATCAAAACGGATTTGCAACTATTACTCATCCTAAATATAATGATATTTTACTCGAAGGAGGAGCAGGTGGTCAGGCTAATGAAGTAATAAATGGAAATTTTGTAGAAACTTTTGGTACCCCAGAATTATTAACTTCTGGATCTCTTTTATTTCCTGTGGGTCCTGAAGAAGTAGACCTTTCAGGTCCTATTGTTATTGAAACCGATCTAGTTTCTACTGTACTAATTGGTCCATTAACACCCGATAATATATCTGTTGATATTACTTTTACTGGTTTTGATGATGATAGTGCTTCATACATTCAAAGTATAACCCCAAATAATTTAGAAAATGGGAAAACATACACATTTAGCTATAAACTTACTGGTTTTACTGACAGAATAGGACTTCTTGGGGGAGGTGCAAGTAGTTATCAAGTCTTTGCAGACGGAACTTACTCAGGAACTTTTATCTCTGATGGTACAAAACCTCACATTTATGTTGAGTATGATGGAACAAATCCTGTTGTAGGAACCATGTCAAACATATCCATTAAAGAAGATGTTATACTAAAAGATGATTTTGGAGATGATATTTTTCCCCTTGAATTAAATGGGAATGATTTTGAATATCTTCCGGGAGGACAATTTAAAATTACAAATAATACAGGAGGAGGTAAAAGTTATACTTTAAGACAAAAAGATCTAGGTTTAACAGTAGGTAAGTTTTATACAATAAAGGTTGTAATAGCAGCTACAGGAGGACTTCTGGGAAATTTAGATTTAAAAAATCAATCTAAAACTGTAGCCTCTACAACTAGTCTTAATAGTAGAATTGTTTTATCAACCAACGGGCAAAACTTTAACTCTCCCTTTACCGCCTATTTTACCTTTAAAGCTGAAAGTACTTTCTCTGGTGGCGCTGATATGAGAATTGGATCATTTTTACCTAATGAAAGATCAATAACATTTGAATCAATATCCATGAAAGAATCTTTATCTAATTGGGATTTTGATGATCTTAATGTTAATACCGTAGCAGGACATGATGTAATAAATCAATTTAGTAATAACCTATTTGATAATTTTATTCTTAATATGGATGGAAATAATGCTAACACAGCAACTAACCCCGTATTATCACAAACATTAAATAATTTAGAGATAGGAAGTACTTATAAAATTGAATGGGATTTAAATGGGGGATCTTGGAAATTTCATGTTAGTGAAGATATATTAGCAAATAGCTATGCATCTACACCCATACAAACAACTAATGGCTCCCTAACGTTTGTAGCAAATGATCCTTCTGTAATTTTTTATATAGAAGCAGTTATTATAGATCAAGAATTTTTGATAAATTTCCCAAATAGTATTTCAATTACAAATACTACAGAATTAAAACAAATACAATTCCAAGGTTCACATTTAATTTATGAACATGAATATCAATGTACAGTTGAAGAAAGTGAATTTAATGATACAACGAATATTACTGCAAGAAAAATAAAATCTAATAAGTCCCCAGATTTAGCAAATTTTACTACAAGTTCACTTTTTAAACCCTATGTTACAACAGTTGGTTTGTATAATGAAGATCATGAATTATTAGTAGTTGGTAAATTAGGACAACCTATTAGAACATCTGACGAAACGGATACTACTTTCGTACTTCGCTGGGATACCTAAAATAACTTTCGTACATTGTACCTATGCAATGGTACTATCAAGATAAACTCATACAAGAAATCAGTGACCTCCCAGAGGGCGCATTTGGTTTCATCTACCAAACAACCCATCTTCCAACTGGAAAAAGGTACATTGGTAAAAAATCTTTAATTTACAATTTAAAGAAAAAATTAGGCAAAAAAGAACTTGCAATCATAAGGTTAGAAGGTAAAGGTCGCCCACCAACATTCAAAAGAGTGTTAAAAGAAAGCGATTGGAAGACTTACTATGGTTCTCATGCGTTTATCAAAGAATCACATGATTATGATTTAAGCAGAAAAATCCTACAGATCGCTTACAACAAAAAAGAACTTACATACTTAGAATGTAAATATCAATTTGTGTTAGAGGTATTAGAAGACAAACAATATCTTAACGACAACATATTAGGTAAGTTTTACGACAGAGATTTTAAATGAAAGAAGATTTATTAAAACAACTACTTGAATCCCTATTAGGCGGAAGTAAGTCTGCTCGTGGAGGCGAAGAAGCTGTCTTTAATTGTCCTTCTTGCAACCATCGTAAGAAAAAACTAACAGTCAATCTAGCAACACAAAAATTCCAATGTTGGGTTTGTGGTTATAAAGGTCACCGTGCATTCAAAATACTAAAACAAGCAGGTGCGCCAACAAAGGCATATGATTACCTAAAAGAAATCGACTCTCAGTATAATTTTAAAAAGTCAACATTCACCAAAGCACCATCGGGTTCCTTGCAATTACCACGTGAAGTAACGCCAATAATATCATCTTCAGCGATTCTGTCGAAACATGCACTACATTATTTAGATCAACGAGGAATTACATCACAGGATGTGGTAAAATATGATTTACATTACTGTGAACAAGGTCCTTTAAGAAATATGGTTGTAATTCCTTCATATGACAAGGATGGTTTTTTAAATTATTATGTAGGTCGTTCATTTGATAAAAACGCATACATTAAACACAAATTAGCTTCCAGTACAAAGGACATAATTGGATTTGAAATGTATATAAACTGGGATTTACCCATTATTTTGTGTGAAGGTGCGTTTGATGCAATGGCTATAAAACGTAATGCAATCCCTTTGTTTGGAAAAAAATTGTCTACAACCTTAATGAAAAAAATCATCAAAAGTAATGTAGAAAAAATTTATCTTGCATTAGATGAAGATGCTTTAAAAGATGCTTTTAACCATGCAGAAACATTTATGTCTTATGGGAAACGAGTTTATCTTATAGAAATGGGCGATAAAGACCCATCAGAACTTGGTTTCGAAACCTTTACAAAATTACTTCATAATGCAACTGAGCTTACAACTTCAATTCTAATGAAGAAAAGGCTGGCTCTCTCATAGAGTTCCATATTTATAACAAACTGTATTAATTAATGGCAAATATAGCATTATATCCAGGTGGGTACAAACCACCCCATATAGGACACTACAAAGCAGCTAAAAAAGCTCTTGAAAAAGGAGCAAATAAGGTTATTGTATTTGTTGGTCCTAAAGAACGAGAGGGTATTACTCAAGATATGTCTATTGCCCTATGGAAATTATACACCCAAAATGATCCTATTGAAATTAGATCTGCTGGGGTTTCTCCTGTAAGAGATGTTTATGATTTTGTAGAATTAGAAGCTGAAGATGGAGATACACTTTTATTTATTAAAGGAAAAAAAGACAGTGAAGACCCACGTTTTGCAAGAATTTCTGATTATGCCACAAAAGTAAATAAAAATATAAATAAAGATTTTATTGATGTAGATGATATAAAATCCCGAACAGGTAAAGAAGTATCAGGTAGACTAATGCGTGCTTATATTAAAAATGAAGACAAAAGATCATTTATTGATGGTTTACCAGAAGGAATAGATGGAGAACAAGCCTGGAATATAATAACAAATTTAGATGAAGATTTATACGACCCAAACGACCATGTTTTAGATTATATGAAAAGTAGTGAGTGGAAAGCCGGAATGCCAGATGGACATAAAGATGATAATATCCCTCCTGGATACAAATACAGAAGAGGAGGACAG